TAAGTTCAACTTTGCCATTCTCTATTCGCCACGCAAACACCGGTGCAACGGCATCGGCGGTTCAATTTATTTTAACCGATTATTCTGTTTCAATCGGCGGTTCGGTTTATACACGTTCGTTGGGTGAATTAGGGAATGCGGTATTTGGATCATATCAGGGGTTAAGTGGTGGAACAATGGGATCATTGGCAACCTATCCTAATAGTACAAATCCAACGGCCGCAACACCTACAAACACCGCATTAACGGCTAATTTGCCGGCCGGTTTGGGTGGACAAGGTGCGGTTAATGCGCAAGCAGCCGCCGCAACGGATTTAATTTTTGGATCCTATCAAATACCGGCCGGATCCATAGCGGTTCAGGGCAAAAGGTGCAAAATAACCGGAATCGTAATTGATGCAATAAACAATGGTGCGGCGGTTGCAACCACCGCAACAACGATTCAATTTTCATTGGCGTTTGGCCATACGGCCGTTTCATTAGCTACAACGGATGGGGCGGCTACAAAAGCGCCGCGCCGCGTTGCGTTGGGTTATGCAACATGGGCGGTTGGTTCGGCAATCGGATCACAACCGCAACATGGCGAAATAAAGGTTGATTTTTCAAATGCGCCAATATTTGTTGAACCGGCACATTTTGTGGCATTGGTTGGCAAATTTTTAGTAGGTACGGCAACCGCATCGCAAGTGATTAATTTTACATGGCAACCAATTTATTCATGGGAATAGTTTATGGAAATGTTTAAAATATTAAAAGATATTGCCGGATGGTTGTTTTTAGCAATCATCGGCATTATTACATGGTTTTTTAAATCAATATATTCCGAACATCAAAAAATGCATAATCATTACAACAAAATAAAGGATTTCGATTTCATTAAATTACAACGCGAAATGGAAAATATTCGTTTCGAAATTAACAAAGTGGAATTTGAATCAAAAAGATATTGGCAGGATCATAAAACACAAATGGAAACAAATCAATCCATTTTGATTGAACGAATAAATTCGATAATTGATAATAATAAAAATTCAACAAATGTGATAAAAGAATTATTTCAATCGTTGGAAAAAAGGATCGAAAAATTAGAAAATTAAATGTTCCGGTTAAATTGTGAAATAGAAATTGAAACCAAAACGGAATTCGTTTATTTTCGCGCGGTTGAATCCATTGAAATTTCATCCGGATGGGAACAATTAACGCAAACCGCAAAAATCCGCGTTCCGGATCGATTCACGCGTGATGGAAAAAAAATATCCGTTGGATCGGATGGATTTTTTAAAAGAGGTGATAAAATTAAAATATCAATTGGATATTTGGAATCAACGCCACAATTAACAACAATATTTGTTGGATATATCACAAAAATTTCGGTGAATAGCATGATTGAAATCATGTGTGATGATTTAACGTTCGAGTTGAAACAAAAATCATTCACAAAAACATTTTCAAATATTACGTTGGAAAATCTTATGAAACAATTGATGATTGAATCAGGATCAACAATGAATTATAAGGTTTCAGGAAATGCAACCACAACGCCGTTCACGCAATATCAGGTAAACACCGCAACGGCCGCAATGGCGTTTGATGATCTTAAAAAAAATGGATTTCATACATTTTACACACTAAATGAAAATAAATTGATTTGTGGTTTTCCGTATATTCATGATCGCAAGGAACACACATTTGATTTTGAATTTAATGTGATTGATGATGATTTGGTTGTATATGATAAAAACGAAATAAAATTTAGAATTGTTTATCGCACAATCACAAAAACCGGTGAAAAATTGGAGGTTGTTTTGGGTGATCCGGATGGCGAAACAAAAGTGTTTGAACGTTTAAACATAAAAGATCAAACCGCGTTAAAAGCATTGGCAGAAAACAAATTAAAAGAGTACAAGCGCGATGGATTATCGGGATCATTTACAACATTCATTGATCCAATTGTGATGTTTGGTGATATTGTTAATTTGAGATCGAAAAAATATCCGGAAAAAAACGGATCATTTTATGTGAAAAAAGTGGAAACCACATTCGGGGTGAATGGTGGGCGGCAAAAAATACATTTGGATCGAATTGCGCAATGAGTAAAATCAGGGAATTAATAAGGGATTTGGCAAAATCAAATGAAATGGTTTATTCGGAATTTGCAAAAGTTATTTCAGTCGATGAAACAAACCGAACATGTGTTGTTAAATCGGTTGTTTCAGGCGTTGAATATGTTGATTGTTTGTTGCAAGCATTGGAGGGCAAAACAAATGGAATTGTGATCATTCCGGAAATTAATTCAATGGTTTTGGTTTCGCATGTTTCAAATGAATTAACATTCGTATCATTAACAACCGAAATCAAACAAATCAAAATTGATTGTGATGATGTTTTGTTCAATGGTGGCACAAATGGCGGTTTGGTTAATATTGAAATATTAAAAACGGCATTAAATACGTTGCAAAACGAAATCAACATATTAAAAGCCGGAACCGCATCAGGATTTGTCGCATTAAGCGCATTGGATTCGGGCGCAAGTTCGGCGGCATTTAACGCCGGATCAGTAATTCCGCAAATAAATATAAATACAATTGAAGATTTAAAAATTAAACATTAATGGTTAAGGATATAAGGATCGAGGACACCGGAAATACAATTGAGGATGTGTTAATTCAAAACGGTGATTTTTTAGTTGATTTAAGTGATCAACAACACATTCAACATTTATTAAAAGCCAATAAAGGCCAATACTATCAATGGCCATTAATTGGAATGGGGATCATGCAATGGAACAACGCGCCGATCAATCCGGCATCCATCAAACAACAAATATCAATTCAATTAAAAGCAGATAATTACCGGCCGAAAAAAATTATAGTTAATCGAGAATTCAAAATATTTATTGATGCAGAACGTTTAAAATAATGGCAATTAAAAAATTTATTTCATCGGAGGGGCAAAACATTCAGGATATTGTTTTGCAATTTTACGGATCATTGGAAAAAACATCCGATTTTTTATTATTGAATCCGGATTTCAATTTTGATTCCGATATTCCGGCCGGAACATTATTGTATATTGATGATTTGTTAATTGGGCAAAAAGATATTCAACAATATAAAAAAGAAACATTTTCAACAAACAATTCGGATGAATTTTATATTCCTGATGATGGAAACAAATTGTTGCAAGATGGCAGCGAATATATGTTTCAAAATGGAATTGGATTTGAATTTAATTAATTTTATAACATGGCAAAAAAGAGGTTAACAGATCCATCAATTCCGGCAATTATCACATTAGATTTGGCCGATTTGATTCATGTTGTTGATGTAAGTGATACAACATCGCATCCGGCCGGAACATCCAAAAAGGCAACAATAAATCAAATAAAACAATTAATATCATCATACAACGATCAATTTATCGAGTTAAGCGATACGCCATCAACCTATTTGGGGCAATCATTAAAAATAGTTAGAGTTAAATCAGATGAAACCGGTTTGGAATTTGCAACATTAAGTTTATCAACACCAACAATTGCGCAAGTTTTAACAACCGGAAATGTTTTAAATACCGGACAAACAATTGGTTTTAAGGATGGCGATAATATATTCATAACATATTTAAGCAACAACCAAAGTCAGGGCGCAAATAGAACGGTTTATTTACCTTTGTTTGATGGACAAATTGCATATCACGCCACCGGATCACCGTTAACAACAAACTATGTTTTAAAAGGAACAACCAACGGCGCAATCACATCAAGTTCATTAATATTTGATAATGGAACAAATGTTGGAATAAATCAATCATCCCCATCAGCAAGACTTCATGTTGTTGGATCGTCATCCGCATCCGGTGCATACGCATTGAAAATTGATAATAGTTCAAATAGTCCATTATTTTGTGTTCAAAATGATGGAACGGTAGGTATTGGAACAATTAGTCCGGTTGTAAAATTACAAGTAGAGGGTTTGTCCTATTTAAATGGTGGTGCAAGGATTACAAGTGTTGGAATTGGTGGATATTGGGGTGGATTAGCAAATGAAATTTTAACATTACAAGCAACAACCGGAAACCCATTAATATTACAATATACAGAAGTTGGGCAAATTGGAATCGGAACAAATGCGCCAAATACATCATCAATTTTAGATATTGTAAGTACAAATAAGGGTGTTTTATTGCCCCGAATGACCACAACACAAATCAACGCAATTTCATCACCGGCAAATGGATTAATGGTATATAACACAACAATTAATCATGTTTGTTTTTACCAAAACGGAACGTGGCAAAGGGTATCACATACAAATATGTAAAATAAATAAAAACCATAAAAAATGAAATATAAACATTTAAAAACAACTATTTTAGCCGGATCGGCCGATGTGGATATTGAAAACGGAACATCAACATTTCAGGCAAATATTAAATTTGAAATCATATCCGAAATTCAGGATTTCGAAATTCCTGATAATTACAAAACACCGGAATTAACTTTTTTTAATTTGGTTTTTGATTCCTTAGATATGCAAACCGTTTTGGAACAAGCGGATTTAAAAGGTGTTGAAAAATTAAAAAGTGTTTACGGAATAAACAATATAGAATAGCAACAAATGGAAACAAAAATCAACTTAATTGATCGAATCACAATTCAATCGATCATGCCGGAAAAAGGCAATTTAAAACAATTAATCATCCGTAAGGATATTAAAAAGAAAGTACAAATCACACAAAGTGAATTGGATGAATTTGAAATTCGTTTTGATGAAACACGAATGATGTTGAATCAAAAAGGATTGGAATCGGAATTCGAAATTGAATTCACCGATTTGGAATCAAAAGAAATTAAATCCATCCTAAATGAGTTAAATAATAAGGGTGAATTAACCGAACAACTTTTGAACCTTTGCGAAATATTTAAAGTGGAATAATGGCGCGATCAATAGCGGAAATATACGATGAAATTGTTGCCGAAAAACAAAACATGGCAACATTAACAGCATTGCAACCATCAATTGATGATTCGCAAACCTTATTGAATGATTTAACAACCACATCAAAAGTGGCCATTTGGCGTTTGTGGTTTTGGTGTGTGGCGTTTGCGATATACACGCACGAATCATTGTTCGATACATTTTCCGCACAAATTGAAACGCGTTCAAATGAGATTATTGCCGGAACGCCGTTGTGGTATCAAACGGAATCATTAGCATTTCAATATGGTGATTCATTAACATGGAATGGATCACAATATGTTTATTCAACAATTAACACCGCAAATCAAATTATAAAACGATGCGCGGTTGTTGATTTGGGTTATCAGGTGCGATTTAAAATTGCAAAATTGGATGGAAATGGGTTGCCCATTCCGTTAACATTGGCAGAAAAAAACGCATTCATATCATATTTGAATCAAATTAAATTCGTTGGAACGCCAACATCCGTTGTTTCGAATAATGGTGATGATTTGAAATTGAATTTGGATATTCAATATAATGCACAAATATTAGATTTAAACGGTTTTGAATTGGAAAATCCGGCCGTTAATCCGGTTTTGGATGCGATCAATTCATATATTGGAAATTTGCCGTTTAATGGTGTTTACAACGTGATGGCATTGGTTGATGTTATTCAAAATGCAAATGGCGTGGTTGATGTACGTTTGAATTCATCAATGGCAAAATATGGCGCATTAAGTTATTCCAACACATCACAAAATTATACGCCTGATGCCGGATATTTAGTTTATGATTCGTTAAATTCAGTTATTAACTATCAAACCACAACCATTGTTTAGTTTAGATTTTAATAAAATCATTTATAATGTTTTGCCACATTTCAAACGTGGCGAAAAAACATTGGAATTCCTTTATTCCGCAATGGCCGCATTAAAATCATTAAACATTCGTTTTATATCATTAACCGAAAATATAAAGTACAAGTTAACATTTTCAGCGCAAACCATTTATTTGGAACACACGTTGAATGATTTGCATGATCCAATTACGCGTGGCATATACATTGAAACGGAACCGCCGATTGATTTCATTTATTTGTTCAATAAACCGGAATTAAAACCGGAAACATATTTGTTCAACAATGCGGAATTATCGCCGGTTTATGTTGGAAATTTTATTGAATACGGATCACAAAATCATTTTACGGTATTTTATCCGATCGCGTTGCCGTTCAATGAAATTGCGCAAAGAAAAACAATTGATCAATATAATTTAGCATTTAAAAAATATCAATTCCAATCATACTAATGAATACATTAATCACAAACATAAATGGCGGATTTCCGTTTGTATTAGAAGATATAAGATTCGAACAACAAGCCGTTCGCGATGCATTCACCGGTTTATTATCGGCGTGGGGTATTAATCCGGCGGATTCGTTTATTATATCGGGATGCGAATCGGTTTTGAATGGATCAAATTATGATATTTCGGCCGGATGGATTTCGTTAAATGGTGAAATTTTACAAGTGGATGCGCATTCGGTTGCGGCGGCCTTATCAGGTGGCGCGGTTCATTATTGGGGTGTTGCGATCACTTATGATCCAAATGGAAACAAAACGTTTCAAAATGCATCAGTTAATGATACATATCAGGTTCGAAAGGGTGTTGTTTTGAATGGTGTTGCCGGATCTTATATGCCTATGTTGGCCGAAACAATTCACAATAAAATTTTTGAAAATATCAATCCGCAATTCGGGCAATATCAATTTGCAAATATTATTGAATCATTTAATTTTTGCCAAAATGATGGTGTTGGTGGTTTGGGAAATGATATTAATTTGCAAGTGCGCCCACAATCAAATTCATATTTTAGATATTCAATAATAGGCAAACAATGCCATGTTAATTTTAAGGTTGATATAATAACATCACAAAGCTACACCACATCACCGGCATACGCATTAAAATTTAAAAATTTACCCATCACATTTAAAAACAATCAAACCGCATTATTTTTTGCAAGTTGTTCAAATATAGGTGATGCGAATTCAGGATCACACACCGTTTCAACAAATGGAAATTCATTAATATTTGAATTGCGAAATCCTGATGGCAATATTGCGTTTTGGAATAGAGGGTATCAAATGGCAACATCGCCATCGAAAAATTATGCAACAACATCCGATATTTTATCATTGTTTGTTTGGGGTTTATCCGGATCATTTACGTTCGAATTAATATAATGGAAATATCAAAAAATATAACGTTAGCGGAAGCCACAAAAAGCAATGCAGCGATCCGCGCCGGAATCAAAAACATTCCGGATGAAACACAATTGTTAAACATGCAATATGTGGCAAAGGAAATATTTGAACCATTGCGCGAACATTTTGGTGTTCCGATTGGGATTTCAAGTTTTTTCCGAAATAAAGAAACAAATAAATTAGTTGGTGGCGCGGAATTTTCGCAACATCAAACCGGCGAAAGTATGGATATTGATGCGGATATTTTTGGAGGTATCACCAATAAACAAATATTTGATTGGATTAAAAAAAATTGCATTTTTGATCAATTGATTTGGGAATTTGGGGATGATTCGAATCCGGCATGGGTTCATGTTTCAAAATGCAGAATCCGCCCAAATAGGATGCAAATATTAAAAGTAAGCAAAACCGGAACAAGATCATTTTAATGGATTATAAATTAACAATTATGTTTATTTTATCATTAGTTATTTTGGCCATAACAATTTACATTGGTGAAAAAAAGGATAAATGAAATATTTGAAAATGTTTTGAATTCGTTGAACACGAAATCAAACGGATATTCAGCTCGAAAATTAACCGCGTTATCAACCATTGTTATGGTTTGGGTAATTCATGTTAAATGGTTAAGATCGCAACGGTGGGAATATATTGGTGAAATCTTATTGATGGATTTAACGTTCATACTTGCATTATTAGGATTGACAACATGGCAAAAATTGAAACAAAATGAAAAACCTGATATTAATAATCCTGATTCCGCTAATTAGCGGATGCGTAAACGAACAATGGATTCGTAAAAAAGTAAATAAGGCAACGCCGGAACGCGTTTTGGCTTACTTACAACAATACGAATCACATTTGTTCAAACAAAGAATCGACACCATCCGCGACACCGTACAAATAAAAACGGTGGCGGTTGATACGGTTTTCCATTGGAAACAATTGCATGATACAATTACCATCACAAAAGATCGTTTAACAACAAAAGTGTGGATCAAACATGATTCCATTTTTGTGAATAGTGAATGTGTTGGTGATACAATATATATTGAAAAAATCGTTGGAAATCAAATTCCGGCGCGTGAATATAAAGTGAAACAATGGTGGGTGATTCCGGCAATAATATCATCAATAGGTTTACTTTTTGTTTTGATTTTGGTTAGTTTAAGACAAAAAAAATAGTTGCGGCGGATTGGTTTCCGCCTTGTTTCCGCATGAATTGGCCATCCATTAGGGTGGCCGTTCGTGTTTTTATTCAAATGATTTTCAGTATTTTATAAATTATTTTAAAAAAAAGTTACTTTTTTTGCAACCTTTTATCATATCATACGATATAAAGTGTATATTTGTAATAACAAAATCACACTAAAAAACGGAAATCATGAAAACTTTAAATTTAAAATCAGGAAAATTCGCTTACACTAACTATTTTTCTAAAAACGGCGTAAAATTTTATTCCTTACCTATTAAACCAAATTTCGGGTTTGATATGGAAAAACAAAAAGAATTATGTATAAAAGATGGTGTCTATGTTGAATTTATAAATGGAGTTTATTATTTAGTAATTAACCAATAAAACACAATCATGATGGAATTAATCAAATACCGGTATTATTGGGATCAATTCAATTTAGAATTATATATCCAATATTTAGAACAAAAATTAATAAAAGAACAACAAAAAAACATAAACAATGGAAACAAACAAAATCAAACAATTAATTGAATCGCTAAATGAATTGATGGCAGATTCAACAACTAAGGAAATCAATATCGGTTTCAACGTTGACAAAAACCAATTATTAAAAATTGCGTTGGAATTCAACACCCGAATCAATGCGCCAACGGATTATGTTGCGGATTATTACACCATAATTAAGGCCGGAAAAATATCATTAATTTTCAGCTATAAACCGGAATTTCGAAAGGAAATAATTAATCCAATAAATGTTGAACAATTTAATTCAGAATTACAATGATAACAATTATCGTTCAAAATGATATGGTGAATGATTTTCGCCGTACATGCAACAAAATATTCGCGGAGGTTGTTAATTACAAACAATTGCATTCAGATGATTCCGGAACATATTTTGAAATAACAACAACCGATCCGGCCGTTTTATTTTATTTAGGTATAAACACACAAATCGCGTATGAATTAAGTGATGCGCGTTTTTTCAAAAACAAATTCAAATTATGAGAAATACGTTCAAAAAATGGGAATATCCGGCGCGTATAAATGCGGATAATGAAAATAAAATGATGGTTCATAAAGTAAGAACCGGTAAAAGTTATAACGAAATTATTAATGATGCATTAAAACAATATTTCGATGGGGCAAACAAAGGAATGGTTGATCAACCAATTGGCGGATCGCATTGATGCCGAAATAATATATCATAAACAATTAGAAGAAACACAACAACAATTTGAAAACATGGAAACAATAAAAGAATCAAAAATCAAATCAATCAAATTCACCGACATGTACGAAACAAAATACAAACATGAGGTTATTTTTGAAAATGGCGATATTGGAACAATGTATCGAAACGAAGTGAACAACTATTTTCGTGAGGGCGATTTAGTTCAATATAAGATTTCGCCATCAGGGCGAGGTTTTAAAGTTTATATTGAAAAAAAATTAGGTAGATCAGGACAAGCCCCATCGGCATCTAATGGATCAAATCCGGCACAACAAAACGCATCATCATCAAAACAATCGGGATCGGGTATTTCCGCACCTGATAATAAAGAAATACATTTGATCAGGCAATTTGGTTGCCGGATGGCATTCGATATATTAACCGCATCCGGAAATGTTGGTGATGATCCAAATACATTTGCGGACAACGTGATCGATATGTGCGAAAAATTAACCAAATATGTGATGAATGGAAAAACTAACAATCATTAAATTCATTGCCTACAATCAACCGCACACCATGCGGTTGGTTGGATGGCTACCGGATGAAAAATGCAAAGCGATCATAAATGATATTTGCAACACCGGTTTAATAACCGAAATACTAAAAACAAAAAACGGAAACAATGAAAACAATTTTTAACATAACAGAAGATTTTTTAACGATCATGCGCATGGCTGATGAAATGGATGGTGAAATAACACCGGATATTGAAACAGCGTTGGAACTAAACCAAAATAACCTATCACAAAAGGCCATAAATTACGTTGGTTACATCAAAACGATTGAATCGGATATTGATGCCATCGATGCTGAAATAAAACGTTTAACGGCCTTAAAAAAGGCCAAACAAAACCGCGTGGATTGGATGCGCGGAACATTAGCCAATGCGATCGATTTTATTTGTGGCGGAAAATTCGAAACCTCCACATTCAAATTGAGTGTTCGCCGAAACAAATCGGTTGATGTGATTAATGAAAATTTGATTCCGGCAATGTTCATGAAAACAAAGATTGTTGGAACACCGGACAAAACCGCGATCAAATCGGCAATTGAAAACGGCGAATCGGTTGATGGATGCCAAATTGTTGAATCCGTATCACTACAAATCAAATGATAAAAGGGTTCGAAAATATCACGTTCGAATTAACTTATGATGAAAAATTAATGATTCCGGTGATCTTAAAGGGTTTTGAATACCACAAAGGAAAACAAAATGCAATTAAATCATCGGAAATCGTTAAAAAAATGCAATCAAAAGGCTACAAATTAACGGATGCAAGGTTGCGAAAAATGATCAACTATATCCGATCAACCGGAATCGCGCCGATTTGTAGTAATTCAAAAGGATATTGGCATTCAATCGATCTAAAGGAAATAAAGGATGAAATTTTAAGTTTAAACCAACGCGCCAATGCAATCAAAAGCGCATCAAACGGATTATTAAATTATGTTAACAGATTCACAAACAAATGAAATAAAACGCCGGTTCAATGATTATAATCAAAAGCCGGAATACATATCAGATCAATTAAACATTCCGCATTCGGTTGTTTGCAATGTTTTAAAAGTTCCATACTTATCAAATGAATATTTGGTTGGGTATTTCATCAAACACCGGAATCATGTATTGCGATACATGGAACACGATTCATTCACGCGTGAAAAATTGGATATTTATATTTTAGAATTAAATAAATATATTGATAATTTGCAACGGAATTTGTAAATTCGCGGAACGTTCATTGATAGGAAAAAATATGTGTTGCACCCACATTCAAATAATAACATTTTTCGCCCTCATTGGGTTGATGCCATTTGATGAATTTCGGTTCTGAAAAATGGGGTGCACATCAATCCGGTGAGGGTTTTATATTTTATGGAACATCATTTTAATATTGATGATGCGGTTAAATACGGATTGCATGAATCAATTATTTTAAACAATATCCGGTTTTGGGTTAAAAAAAATCAATCAAATAATAAGCATTTTTATAATGGATTTTATTGGACTTATAATTCAATAAACGCATTTTGTGAGTTATTTCCTTATTTATCATACGATCAAATAAGAAGATCACTTGAAAATTTAGAAAAACAAAATGTAATTGGTGTGGGAAATTTCAATCAAAATCCATACGATAAAACCAAATGGTATTGTGTTTTAAACCAAACCGATGTGGCAACAATGCCAAATCGAAATGGCGAAGATGCCGAACCAATACCATATAATAAACCAAATAATAAAAAAACAGATAAAAAACATGCCGAATTAAAAAATTCGGTTTCAGATTTCAATTTAATTAAAAAAGATTTTTTGGATTGGTATAAATATTTAAAAAAAGTTGATTATTATTTCACCGCCAAAGATGGCGCGGCAATTAAACAAATAATCAATAAAATTCAATTCCAAAATTCAGGCGCGGAAATTCGCGATGATTTTCGATTCCTATTAAAAAATATAAACGATCAATGGATCAATGAAAATTTATCACTAAGTTTAATTAATTCAAAGTTTAACGAGATTTTAAGCAAAATAAAAAATGGAACTACAAAGAAACAATCAGAATCTAAAGCAGATACAAAACGTATTTTGGAACAATATTTCGCAAATATGCGCAATCAATCATCCGGCGGAGGTGCTTAAATTGGAAACACCATCAATTGCGTTAGCAAGGCGCAATCATGGTGATGCGGCAATCATGGAATTGTTGGCGCAATTAATAACCAATGTAAATGAATTTTTTAATGTTTCGCGGCCAATGAACGCAATTCAGATCATGGAAACATCAAAATTGATCGCGAAATCATACTATTTTTTAAAGTTTGAGGAAATCAAATTATTGTTCGAAAATGCTAAGTTAGGCCAATACGGAAAAATTTATGAACGTTTGGATGGTTCCATCATATTGGAATGGTTTGAAAAATACGATCAGGATCGCACACACGCGATCGAGGTTGAACGATATAATCAAAATAAGGTAAAGAACCGCCAACCGGATTTGATCGATTACGAGCAATTTAAAAGGCATTTAAACGAAATGCCGGAAAAAAGAATGAAACCGGTTAATCATGTTCGAAACACCGCATCATTGGAACAATGGTTTGATGACATTCAAAAGAGGTGGCCGGATATGGATCAGGATCGAAAAAATCGAATATTAAAGGATTTGGAAATGCAGAATACTAACGGAGTGATGAACCACATAATTGAAAAACTGAAATGAATCCAAAGGATAAAGCAATTGAATTAATTGAAAAATTTGATTTACCAACCGGATTAATGCAAGTTGAAATAAAACAATGCGCATTGATATGTGTTGATGAAATATTAAAATCAACTTATAAAAACGTATTAAATGATTTAGGGTATAAATTAACAATAAACGAAATTGATAAATATTGGCATGATGTTAAAAATGAAATAACCAAATTATGAAATATCAGGGCAAAGAAGATAATTTTCAGATCAGCGCGATGCAATTAATCCGATCAAAATATCCGGAAATGTTGGCGATCCATGTTCCAAACGGCGGAAAACGAAACGCAAAAGATGGCGCAAAGTTCAAAAAAATGGGTGTTGTTGCCGGTGTTCCGGATATAATGATCTTTAATCCATCCGGAAAATGGATCGGATTGGCCATCGAACTGAAAACATCGGGCGGATCAATCAGGCCAACACAACTGTTATTTCATGGCCAATTAACAAAATTGGGATGGTGTGTATGGATCGCGTGGAATTTGGATGATGTTGATCATATTTTGGCCGGATATATTTCAGGGAATACAGAACATTGGAAAAAAATCACCGCCGCGCATAACTAAACCATTAATCCGGTTATGTTATAAATTTATTACAGTAAATGCGGCGGTTAACTTAAAAAAAAATAACGGATTTTAAAAAATAGCGAGGGAAATATGAAAGTTTTAATAACACACGAAGAAAGCCAAACGGTAATGGAAGCATTTTTGAACGCTGGACATGATGCTTATAGTTGCGACTTATTACCGGCAAGTGGAAAATATCATGAAAGGCATTTACAAATGGATTGCTTTGAAGCCATAAAATTGATTGAGCCTGATTTTTTAGGAATGCACCCAGAATGCACTCGGCTAACAGTTGCAGCTAATAAATACTATAAACCGGAATATGCTGATAGGTTTCCAAATATACACGAACAAAGAGCAGAAGCCGTAGAGCATTTTTTGAAGTGTGCAGAGGCATTGGAGAAAATAGGTAAAGGCTACATTGAAAACCCGATAGGAATAATGAGCCGACTTTACAAAAAGCCTACTCAAATAATACAGCCTTACCAATTTGGACATACTGAAAGGAAAAGCACTTGTTTGTGGTTAGTTGGATTGCCAAAATTAGAGCCTACAAATATTGTAGAGCCGGATATTATTGTGCATAAAAGCGGAAGGACTGACAGCCGATTGCATTACGAAACTTTTAAACTACCTAAAGAAGAAAGGCGAAAAGCAAGAAGTAAAACATTCAAGGGTATTGCGGATGCTATGGCGAACCAGTGGGGAGGGATTTTTTAAAAATAAAATTGAACATAACGTTTTGCAGCCTTGCGCAGTTTAATTTAATAACCAAAAAATTATGATAACAGATAAACAATTTAAAGATAACGCAACCCCAACTAATCCTGATGCTAAACTGCGCAAGGGTGCTGTTATAAGTTCGGTTTGCGAACATCCACAAATACGAAGGGAATATTATAGAGATAAATGTTATAAATGTTGGGAATGCTTAAAAATAGTAGTTGAGCAAACTGACTTATAACGGTATTCCGCTATGAGTAGTGGCGGATTTAGAACTACTCACTTTAAATTTAGTACAAATGACAAAAGAAAGCACAAATGTCCAATTACCACTGCAACCGCCATTACTTATAGCGGATGTTAGCGGTAGTACTTCTTGGGATGAATGGTTATCTAAAACGGAAACCAAACTCAAAGAATTAGGATACAGAAGATACGTTCAAAACCATAAAAACGAAGATTTCTGTTATTGGAAAACTTTTAAAAATGGTGAAGATAAAATTTACCAGATAGGCATATTGTTTTATGATTTTAGAAAGTATGCAGACCGTGACCCATACGCAAACAGAATAGGAATAATGTATGAGTGTATGGTTTTGGGTGAAGATAGAATTGATATGTGTGTTAGTAAAAACATTGATTTGATAGAGTTTGAGAATATGGCACAAACTTTCTACGGAGCGATGTCGCAGTATTACCGCTAACGGTTTGCGTATAAGAGCCGTTTTTTTTAATGGCTTTTATACGCTGTTATAACCAGTGCGATTATTTAACGAAATATAATTATGGAACGAATACAAAGAAAGCGAACAAAAGGATTTAAGATGCCTGAAAATACTGTTTATGTTGGTAGACCGACTAAATGGGGCAATCCATTTTTAGTAAGTGAATTAGGAGCAAAGGAAGCGGTTTTAAGATACAGAGAATGTATATTAAACAACGCTATGGTTTACCGATGGATTGATGAAATACAAGCGAGTATTGAGTTTGATAGGTTTAAATGGATTAGCGAAAATATTAAAACATTAAGAGGTAAAAACTTAGCGTGTTTTTGTTCGCTTTCTTGTGAATGTCATGCAGATACTTTATTAGAACTATGTCAGTAAGCATTGGTTATAACTATCCGCTAACCGCCATAATATTGCGCTTATACAACAAAATTTTGTAAATTTGCAAAGGAAACAAAACGATAAAAAATGCCAATACCAACACCAAATAAAAACGAATCAAAATCGGCCTTTATAAACCGATGCATGGCCGATCCTAACATGGCCGAATACGATTCAAATCAACGGTATGCGGTTTGTCAGGTGAAATTCGCAACACATGGAAAAAATAAAAGAAAAAATAAATGAGTACCAATTAACCGGCCACACATGGGATTCCATACCGGAGTTGTTGCATTTTCAGGGTGAATTGGCATCATATTCATATTATTTAGCCGAACAAACGGCAAAGGCATATTCAAAATATCTAATGGCGGAACACACACGCAAATTTGCGGTGGCGGATTCATCATTAAATTTATCGGCAACATTCGCCATGAATAAATCAACGGCGATGGCGGAGGTTTCAACAAAAGGATTAAAGGAAACGGAAATCGAATGTGAACGCGAATATCAAACCAAAAAATTGCAATTAAATCAAATCAACAAGATATTGGAACACCTAACGATGAAAATTAGTGTATTAAAAAAGGAATGGGCAGAATTAAACAATTTATGATCCTAATGGTTGACATATTCGCCGGATGTTTGATGGCGGTGTTAATTACACTAATTTTGATTTTTGTTAATATATTGGATTATTTATTGCGAAAATTGAAATAAAAATGGATAAAGATAGCGAAATTATCAAAAAAAAGTTCTTACATGATAAGGGTATTTTAGCGGATGAACTTATAAATACATTCGGGAACGTATCGAACGCATGTAATAATATTGCAAAGGGTGATCCGCATATTCGGGAAAATTGGCGGCAAAAGCATTATTATTGGATGAATACCGATCCGGAATATTCGGATTTTGTGGAATCGCTGAAATCGTATGTGGTTGATATGGCCAAAACGGTAATGATGGAGGGGTTGAATGATCGGTTGAATGTGGCCGAACGTAACAAATGGGCGCAATTCGTTTTGAAAACATTAGGAAAAAACGATGGATTCACCGAACGCACCGAAACCGACATTACATCGGGCGGCAAAGCATTAGAAATAAAATTCAATATTAAACCGCCATCCAAATGAAAAAATCACCCGATTATAAATTCCGCCAAACATCCGCAAAATTAAGGTTGGATCAATTTAATTATTTCGGTTATTCATTTTGTGAGCAATGCGGAATCACGACAAAAATGTTGGATGTTCATCACATTGTTTTCAGATCCGAAAAACCGGATCACCCAATGATTCACAATGAACGGAATTTGATTTTGGTGTGTAGAAAATGCCACAATCGGTTTCATGATCACAAAGGATTCCGGAATGATTTGGTATTAAAACGATCGTTAAATGATTTATTCGGGGATGATATATTGAACAAATGATCGAAATTGATTTTAGTCAGGAACAAAGTAATGCATTGCATTATTTGAGTGATCAAACAACGCAACGTGTTTTATATGGCGGTCAGGCCGGCGGCGGAAAATCATTTTTGATTTCGATGTGGCAAATATCACAACGGATCAATTATCCGGAAACGCGCGGATATATCGGGCGCGAATTACTTAAAAACCTTAAAAATTCAATTGCCATCACTTTATTTGATTGTTTAAAGCAATTAAATATTCCGTATAATTACAATGATCAAAAATCGCACATCGATTTTCCGAACGGATCGCGGATTGTTTTTTTAGATTTGTTTGAATATCCATCCGATCCGGATTGGGAATCATTAGGATCAACCGAATACACCGATGGCGCAATTGAAGAGGGCGGAAACGTATCAAAAAGGGCGGCGGATTTATTATTGACGCGCACCCGATATAAACATCATGTTTATGGATTAAAGCCAAAACAATTAATCACATGCAATCCGGCGGATTCGTGGATTAAACATGAAATCATTGTTCCATATTACGAACAACGGTTGGATCAACGCACAAAATACATTCCGGCAACATTAAAATCAAATCCGAACAAGGAATTCGCGAAATTATACATGCAAACATTGGAATCAATGAGTGATCCGTATGATCGCGCGCGTTTATTGAATGGCGATTGGTTCGCCATGCCAAAAACCGGTGGCGAATTTTACCGATCATTTAAAACAGAATTAAACACCACAACGGCCGTTTATGATCCATCACAACCGATTCACATCACATTCGATTTCAACGTGGTTCCGTATATCACCGCAAATGTTTTTCAGGTATCAGGAAAAAACGCCATCCAAATTGATGAATTTTGTTTGAGTGATCCACAAAACAACACGCCGGCATTGTGTAAGGCTATTTTTTATAAGTACGGAAACCACAATTCGGGATGTTTTATTTATGGTGATCCGGCCGGTCGGCAACGCGATACACGTTCAACAAAAGGGCATAACGATTTTGATATTATATTTCAGGAATTAAAACCATTAAAACCAATTAATCGCGTTGAATCATCCGCACCATCGGTTGTGATGCGTGGTAACTTTATTAACAATATTTTTTCCGGCATGATGGAAAACGTATCAATAAAAATTGGCAAAAATTGCGAAAAAACTATAAATGATTATAACTTTGTAAAAATGGATGCGGATGGAACAAAGCTAAAACAAAGGATTCGCGACAAAAACGGCGTTTCATTTGAAAAATACGGCCACACATCCGATGCAAATGATTATTTCATTTGTAGCATTTATAAAAACGAATTCGAATCATTTATGCGCGGCAATGATCCGATTTCGTACAATATAGGCCGGCGCACATTAAATCGAAAATATTAAATGTTTTTAAGGGAAACAGATTTTTTGAGGGCCATCCAACGCGAAAATTTGGATGTGATCACCGGTGAAGATCAAACGTTATTAAACGAAACCATTTTGGCCGCACAATCGGAAATGGAATCATATTTGCGCCATCGATATGATGTTGCTAAAATATTTATCGATTTAAACGCATACGATTCCGGCACAACATACGCACAAAATGCGGTTGTTGCATATCCGGATATTGAAGATCAAATATATAAATGCATTAGCACAACAAACATTGTTGGCATCGATCCAACGGATTCAACAAAATGGTCAAAAGGTGATCCGCGAAACCCATTGATCAAAATGCATTTGATTGATTTAACATTGTATCACCTACATTCGCGAATAAATCCGCGCAATATACCGGAATTTAGGATTCAACGGCGCGATGATGCCATCAAATGGATGGAAATGGTTGCCAAATCATTAATCAGCACAGATTTACCAACATTAACCGTTCCGGATGAAAACATCGGAAAAAACATCCGTTTTGGAACATCAAAATCCGATCAATTATATTAACATGAAAATATTAGGATTCGAAATAAACCGTTTGAAATCGGTTCAAAATAAGGATGAACAACAACCGGATAATGCGCAAATAATGGCGCGTATCACCGAACGGCAATTGGTTCGCAACAAACAAGACATCCAAAAATGGCGCAATGCAATCGCATCGGCCGAATCTAAGTTTTCACCATCACGCGTTGAATTGATGCGCATTTTCAATGATATTGTGTTGGATGCACATTTATCATCATTGATGCAAACGCGATCATTGGCAATCCTATCAACGGAATATAAGTTTGTAAATAACGATGGAACGGAAAACGAAACGATCGATGATCAGATGCACCGCGAATGGTTTAATAAGTATATTCAATATTGCATTGATTCAATATTTTATGGCTATTCGTTAATAGAATTAGGCGATATTAAAAACGATGGTTTTGATGATATTAAACTGATACCGCGTGAATATGTTGTTCCGGAAACCGGAATTGTTAAAACTGATTTGTATGCGCTAAGTGATAACGGAATCCCATATCAGGATGAACCATATTCGGATTGGAACATATTTATCGGATCAACCGATTTGGGTTTGCTTAATAAAGCCGCACCATTGGTGATTTGGAAAAAAGGTGTGTTAGGTGCATGGTCAATCAGGGCGGATTTATTCGGGATGCCGATCCGGATCGGGAAAACAAACATCCGAAATGAAGATTCGCGCCAAATGATGGAACAAATGATGCGCGAAATGGATGTGGCAACATGGGGTGTGTTCGATACAACCGATGAAATCCAATTCGTTGAAACATCATCCAACGATGCATTCAAAATTTACGATGAAATGGTGAACCGCACCAATTCGGAATTAAGCAAATTAATATTGGGCCAAACCGGAACAACCGATGAAAAATCGTTTGCCGGATCGGCGGAGGTTCATGAACGTGTTGCGCAAATGTACGCGTTCGCGGATCGCGAATTCATTGAAAATTGTGTGAATGATAAATTGATCCCATTAATGGTGAAACATGGCATCATGCCGGAGGGGATTAAATTTGAATTTTGCGAAAACGATGAATTAACAATTGATCAGCAATTCAAAATCGATTCGGAATTGTTAAAATATTACAACATTCCGGCCGATTACATAACTCAAAAATACGGAACACCGGTTGAAATGAAAACCGGATCGCAAATACAAAATGTTGCGAATTTATACGAACCATTTTTCAAAAAGGATGATAATTGTTGTTAAATGGCAAATTTTGATTGGAATGATGCCGATTCGGCCGATTTAGTTCAAAAGGTTTTCACCGGCGAAATAAACATCGCCAATTTGCCTATTGAATTATACGAAAAAACGGCCAATTATTTGACGCAAGGCGTGTTTGATGTTTATGGAATCGGTTATGATCAATCGATCATGATGCCGGAATTCGAAACGGTGCGCCATTTAAAGGCCAACATCACCGTTTTCAGTTCCGCAAAAACATTCCAATCAATATTGGATATGCAATCACAATTGTTGGATGAAAATGGAAACATCCGATCATTTGCCGAATTCGAAAAACGTGCATCAAAAATTGAAAGTTTATACAACCGCGCATGGTTAAAGGCTGAATATAGAACAACCATAAATCAAGCGCGATCGGCCAAAAATTGGGATCGCTATTCATCACAAAAAAACACGTTCCCATATTTAAGATACGAAACAAAAGATGATTCAAAAGTTCGGCCGGAACACGCATCGATGGATGGGATCACATTGCCGGTTGATCATGAATTTTGGAATCAGTATTTTCCGCCGAACGGATGGAATTGCCGGTGTACGATCACCCAAATCCGCAAAGCAACACCCACAAAATTGGATCAGATTGGAACAACCGATGATGGCACGCCGGAATTTAAAGGTGTAACATTGCCGGATCAATTGTTTAGATTGAATTCGGGCAAACATCAGGTGATTTTTGTGGATGATAAGCAAAAAGGATTATCACACCCATATTTTAAAGTTGATACAAGGTATAAAGCGTATCAGGATCGAAATTTCGATATGCCGATCCCGAATGATGTTAAAGACTTGATACCTGTGGCAACCGAAATCAAACCGCCGGTGATTCAATTCGATGATAAGAAATTCAAAACAATTGATGATCGCATTGAATACATAAAAACAGAATCCGAAAAATATGCAAATCCGGTTCATTTGGAAACGCAAATGAAAATGGATGATATATTAGCAAAAAAACGCGGTTTGGTTGAATTATCAAAATATGCAACCGGTGAAAAAAGATCGCAAATAATAGCCGATTTTAAAAAACTATGTGATGAATACGATGAATTATCAGTTTTAAAGGATTCTCAAGTTGATAAATATACAAACGATGTTATCGGATTATTATTTTCAAATAACGGATCGGCAAACGCTTTAATTGATACCGTTTCAAAATCAGTTGATAAAACACAAGTTAAAACCGGATTTGAATATTTTAATAAAATAGTTGGAAATAAATTAATTCCAAATGATGTAAAAATTAAAGTTGGATTGGATTCAAATCGCGCCGGATATGTTTCATCAACAATAAAAATCAATAAAAAGGAAACATTTGAAACAATTTGCCATGAATTAGGCCACATGTTGGAGGATAAAAATGCGCAATATTTCAATAAAATAAAGCAATATTACCAACAACGAACAAAGGATTATCCAATTCAGCGATTAAAAGATTTAACCGGTAAAAATTATAAAAAAACAGAATTAACAAAAGCAGATAAATTTTGGAATCCTTACACCGGAAAACAATATTTTTGGAACGTGTGGCGTTCCGGACAAATGATAAATGATCAACATGGTACTGAAATCACATCGATGTGGTTTACGCATGCATTAAGTGATTTAAACGGATTTATTAAAAATGATTTTGATCACTTTCAATTTGTATTTAAACTATTCAACGAATGAGGATATTAGTTAATAACATAAAAACAACAATTTCGGATGATGGAATTGTTAATTGTGATGATAAATTATTGCAAAAATTTATTCAATTAGTTGTTGATGTTGATAAATCATCACCGGAAAATGGCCATTTTTATGCATTGAATAAAGTTTTTAATGTTGAAATATTAGATGAACCAAAAAAGGATCAAATTTATTAATGGTCGATAAAAACATCAATAGAGTATTATCAGCATTTCGCAAAGCGAAGATCGATTTGCCGTTGATTGTTGGTCAACGTGCGGAACGATTTTTCAAATTATCATTTGTTAAACAAGGATTCACCGATAATGGATTTGATGCATGGCAAAAAAGAAAACGTGAATACAACACATTCAGATCACCATCGGCCGGCAAAAAAATATTATCACATAACGGATTTTTGCGTGATTCCATCAAATTGGTTTCACACAATTGGAATCGAATTGTGATCAAATCAACCGGTGTTCCTTATGCGCAAATTCACAACGATGGCGGAACAACACATCCAACGGTAACAAAGAAAATGCGCCGATGGGCGTGGGCAATGTATTTTGAAACCGGTGATCCGATGTTCAAAAATATTGCATTAACTAAAAAAACAAAATTGGATGTTAAGATTCCGCAACGTAAATTCATGGGTGAATCAGCAACATTGGAACGTGGGATCAAACATTTAATTGATTATGAGGTTAAACAATTATTAAAACAAAATGGCATCAAAATTTAAAATATTATATCAGGAAATCGCAAACAAATTAAAAACCGATGTTCCGGCATTGAAAACAATTCGTTTGTTCAATAACCAATTCAACAATGAATCGCGCGAAAATGCGTTTGCATATCCATGTGCGTTTATAGAGTTCCGCCGGATCGAATGGGCATCATTACAAAGATCATATCAAACCGGATCAATAACCGTTTCAATCCACATCGGATTTGAGGAATACAAAACAGAGGAAACCGCCATTTTTGATTTGATCCATGATGTGTTTAATTCATTGCAAGGATTCCAAACAACCGATTTCACATCATTAAACAGAACCGGCGATGTTCAGGATTCAAATCATGATAATGTAATTGTGTGGCGAACCGATTTTGAATTGATGTTGCCGGATCAACCCGATCCAATTGGAAAAACACAAACAACAATCAATGAATTGGAAATCCAACGTGATTTGGATATTGATAATCAGGTGATCCGCACCGGTGATGGAAATTATTAAACCGATATACCATGCATAAAAACGAAACCATTTTCAAACAACGCGCCGAATATGTGCAAAAAAGGTGCGCAAATGCCATCCATGTTGAACGTGAAATCAAACGATTGGCAAAGGAATTATTTCTATCCGAATCCACTATTTATAAGGATTTGAAACGCACGTTTCCGGATCAATCGTTTAAAGATGGAAACACCGTTTGCACAAATAAAAATAAATATTGAATTTAGGATCAATGAATGATTTAAAATTTATAGTAAACCAAACAGAAACAACCGCCGAAATGTTGATTTATAACAACATCGGATCGGATGGAACAAGCGGCCAACGATTTGCAGAGGAATTAAAATTCCTTGAATCATTTGGATTGAATGAAATAAAAGTTCGTATCAATTCCGGCGGCGGTTCCGTTTTGGATGGTTTTGCAATATTCACCGCCATTTATAATTCACCGATGAATGTTAACACATACGTTGATGGCGTTGCCGCAAGTATGGCCGGAGTGATCGCAATGGCCGGAAAAAAACGATACATGGTTGATTTCGGGAAAATCATGGTACATGATCCACATGTTGGCAGAAAACCGGATGAAAAGGAAATGGAGGTTTTAAGATCATTGAAACAATCATTGGTTTCGATCTTTGCAAATAATACTAAATTAAGCACAAAGGAAATCGATCAAATGATGGCCGTTGAAACGTGGTTGAATTCAGATCAGGCGGTTGAATACGGAATGATAGATGAGGTTTACACCACAAAACGCAAAATTCAAAAAAAGAAATTGGCAACCGCATCCATCGATGAAATCATCGAAATGGCATGTGCGGTTCATGGATATAATAAAAACGAAAACGAAAACGAAATGGAATTAATAAAAAATCATTTTGGATTGGCGGTTGAATCAACCGAAAACGATGTGATGGATAAAATTGCGGCGGTTGAAAACAAAATTTCCGAATTGCAAAATGCAAATTTGGAATTGAACGATGTTATCAACGCGTTAAACGAATCCAAAACAGAATTGTTAAATCAGGTTGAAAATGCAGCGTTAACCATTAAAGAATTGGAAAACAAAATTGCCGAAAACAAAGTTGATAAGGCAATCGCATCAGGTAAATTAGATGCAACCAAACGCGATGAATTGGTTGAAATCGCACAAAACAACACCGAATTATTTGAAACGATGTTAAATGCGTTCAAAAAACCGGTTGTTAAGATTTCAAATCTTATTGGAACACAAATAGAAAACGGCCGCGAAAAATGGAACATTCGCGATTGGGAAAAAAACGATCCGCAAGGATTAAAGAAAATGAAAAACGAAAATGTTGAACAATACAATGCATTGTTCAATGCGTATTATAAAAAAACAAATTAATTAACCATAAAAAAACAAAATCATGGCATTACAAAAAGAAATTTGGATTGATAGCATTCAGGAGGTTCTTTATAGAAATTCGGCATTCATACAAAAAGGAACAAACCATTCGGAATTCGTTTCAAACAAAACAGTTCATTTACCACAAGCCGGCGCATTGGGTGCGATCACTAAAGATCGTTCAAGTTTTCCGGCAACAATCGCACAACGTACAGATTCAGAATTAACTTACAACCTAAGTTCGTTTGATGTTGCACCAATTCACATCACCGATGTTGAAGAATTACAAACATCATACAACAAGCGTGTAAGCGTTTTAAATTCACACACCGGCGCATTAAGCGAGAGAATCGGTGATGAATTAGCATATTTATGGGGTGCAACCGGATCGGATGCAATATTCCGCACAAGTGGATCGGCATCATCTGATGCATTAGCACCATCAGCAACCGGAACACGTTTTGCAATCACAAAGGATGATGTTCGCAAAATGGCAAAGAAATTGGATAAGGATAACGCACCAATGAATGGCCGTTTTTTAGTTTTACCAACCGATATGTATTATCAGTTATTTGCGGATAGCACATTAGTGAGCCGCGATTACATGGAACGTGCAAGTCAGGAAAGCGGAGTTTTAACCCAATTATATGGTTTCAACATCATGGCACGTCCGGTTGTAAACGTTTATGACGATAGCGCATTACCGGTTAAAAAAGCGGTTGGCGCGGCCGGTGCGGCAACAGATCATTTAGGTGCATTAGCGTTCCAAATGGATTATGTATCATTCGCACAAGGTGATATTAAAGTTTTCGCGGATGAAAACAAGCCGGAATACTATGGATCAATATTCAGCGCAATGGTTATGATGGGAGGTTCAATCCTTAGAACAGACCAAAAAGGTGTTGCGGCATTAGTACAAACAGAAGCATAATAAATAAAACGGCCGGTTGAAATATACCGGCCATTTTTAAAAATGGAAACAATCATTCAAAAACATCGTGAAAAAATTAATGAAATGAACGGTGCGTGGATCGTTGAAGATGGACAAATATTTCCGCCATCCGATATTGGAAAAGAAAACGCATTCGGTTATTCATTAAGCAGATCACCGCGTTTGAAATGTATGTTTGTTGAACCGGAAACAATAGCAACAAACGAAATCAAACCAAAAAAAACTAAAAAATAAAAATGGCACTTTCTGATATAGTATTCATAAAAGGCGAAGGAGGTTTGGGCAGACCATTAACCGGTGAAGATCACATTTCCGGATTGGTTTTCTTTATTGCCAACGCCAATTTGCCGGCCGGTTTTTCAACAACCGATCGCATCAAACAAGTTTTCAGCTTATCACAAGCGGAATCATTAGGAATCGCAAAGGGCGGAACTTATACGGATGTTATGTGGTATCACATTTCTGAATATTTCAGAATGCAACCGGATGGCCAATTGTATATCGGCCTATTTGATAACGCAACAATTGATTATTCAGTTGTAAAAACATTACAAAATTTCGCGGATGGTAAAATTCGCCAAATTGGTGTGTTTGATGAAACAACATTCACAACGGCAACCGTTGGAACTTTGCAAACACATGCCACAACATTGGAAACCGAACACAAACCGGTTCAAATCATTTATTCGGGCAACATTGCCGGTGTTAGTGATTTAAGCACATTAAGCGATTTAACAACCTTATCATCCAAAAATGTTACCGTTGTAATTGGCGAAGATGGATCGGGTTATGGTTCAACATTAGCAACCGCAAAAAGTTATTCAATAACATGTTTGGGTGCGATATTGGGCGCGGTTTCACTTGCTAAAGTACACGAACACATTGGATGGGTTGCAAAATTCAATTTAACCGATGGAACGGAATTGAATGTTCCGGCGTTCGCTAATGGCACAAAGGTTAAAGATGTGGCAACATCATTGTTAACGGCAATTGATAACAAAGGTTATTTATTTGTGCGCAAACACATCGGAAATGCCGGATCATTTGTTGAAGATACGCCAACATGCATTGTTGCAACATCGGATTATTCAACAATCGAAAACAATCGCACAATCGATAAAGCGGTTCGCGGTGTTCGTGCATTTATGTTGCCGAATCTTAATGCACCATTGTATGTTGATGCGAATGGCAAATTAAGTGAGGACACAATTGCATTTTTCAAAAATGATGCGGATCGCGCATTAGAGCAAATGCAAGTGGATGGCGAATTAAGTCAATACAAAGTATTGATCGATCCAACACAAAATGTTTTAAGTACATCAAAATTGGTGGTAACAATTAAAATTGTTCCGGTTGGTGTTGCAAGGCAAATTGAAATAAACATTGGTTTTACAGTTAATATTTAAACAAAATGGCATTACCTTTAATTAATGGGCGCGCATACGATTTCGCGCAAATAGTGGTTAACATTTTAGGTGTTCCGGTGGCCGGCGTTTCGGCCATCAGTTACACAGAAGAACAGGAAAAAGTTAACAACATGGGCATGGGAAATCGACCGGTTTCGCGTGGACATGGGGCAATTAATGCATCGGGAAACATCACCATTTCAATGAATGATGTTGAGGCGTTAAGAGATTCAGCACCAAACGGATCATTGTTACAAATACCGGCGTTTGATATTACGGTTACATACTTAAATGCACAAAAAGTGGTTACACACGTTTTGAAAAATTGTGAATTTTTGAATGATGGCGTTGAATCAACACAAGGTGATACCGATGTGAAACGCGCATTTGATTTGGTAATTTCACATATTAAATTCAGATAAAAATGGCAACAAAGGAAACAACAAAAAAACCATTCGCGGAAATTATCGTTGATGATAAAAAATGTACCGTATCAAAACCAACACGCGCGGTTGTGGAAATCGCATTATCAAAAATGGGTATTAGTGGCGGAAATTCACAACTGATTTCAGCGGGCGAAATCATTTTGAATTCATGTTGGATTGATGGCGATAAAGAAATATTAACAAACGATGATTATTTGATTCCGGCCGCGCTGCAAGCGTATCAGTTGATTGAATTCAAAACCGCCGAATTAAAAAAAATTTAAGTCAGTTCCAAATTGATGAAACGGCCGGATGGGATGAATTACGAAAAATGAATTCATTGATCCGGTTTTATTTTAAAATCAATCCGGATGAATTATCGGATGATGATTTCGCAAGGGTTTGGAATGATTTGCAATTTGCATTGAAATTTGAAAATAATCGTTTAAACGGCAAACAATGGCAAACACAATCGAATATATATTAAAACTTAGGGATCAATTTTCGCAAGCATTAAAGGGTGCGGATGATAAATTAAAAGATTTAGAAAAACAAGCCGGAAAAACACAATCATCATTTAATGGGATCGGTAGCGTATTAGGTAGAATTGGCGGCGCGGTTGCCGTTGGCGCATTAGCCAAAAAAATATTTGATTTAGGAGTAAATGCCGAACAAACACGCACATCGTTTGAGGTTATGTTAGGATCGGTTGAACACGCTGATTATTTGATTGGGCAATTAAAAGATTTTGCCGCACGAACACCGTTTGATTCCGATTTATTGCAAAAATCCGCCAAAACATTATTGCAATTTGGAGTTGCGGCGGATGATATAATGCCAACAATATCACAATTGGGTGATGTTTCCGGTGGAAATGCGCAAAATTTTGAGGGTTTGGCATTAGCATTCGGACAAGTAAAATCCGCCGGCCGTTTAATGGGACAAGAGGTTTTACAAATGATTAATTCCGGTTTTAATCCATTACAAGAGATAAGCCGAACAACCGGTAAATCAATGTCCCAATTAAAAAAGGATATGGAAAACGGCAAAATTTCATTTGAAATGGTTGCCAAAGCAATGGAAACGGCAACATCCAAAGGGGGCAAATTTTTCGGAATGATGGACAAACAATCGCAAACGGTTGGTGGTCGCGTTTCAACATTAATCGATAATTTAACCGAATTAGGCCGTAAAATTGCGGCGGCCGTTTTGCCTACAATTGGAAAATTGGTTGAAATATTAATCAAATTAGTTGATTGGGTTGATAAAAATTCCGCAATGATTAAAGGTTTGGCCGTTGCGTTTGGTGTTTATTGGGTTTCAAATCTATTATTGGCGGAAACCGCAACATTAGGTTTTGCCGGCGCGTTAAGGATTTTAAACACCGCAATGTTAACGCTGCAAGCGAATCCATTTATTGCAATTTTGGCCGGTGTTGTTGGTGGTTTTGTGGCATTAAAATCGGCTTATGATGATATGATTTCGGCAAATAAGGAAATGCATGCCACCGCATTTGAATTACAACAAGCCGAACAAGGTGCATTGAAATGGTTGCGTGAAAAAACCGCCGAATTGCAAAAACAAAAAGGGTTAACGGAATCAATTGCCATTGATCAGGCGATTAAGGCCGGAAAATCAAAATTGATTCAGGATTTAATTACAACAAAGGGGCAATTTGAACGCGCGATGTTTACCGGCGATACAGAAAATCAAATAAAATACGGTAAATTATATGAACAAACATTGGCACAACAAAAATTATTAAGTTCATCCGGATTATTGGGCCGCGTTAAACAAACAATTTCAGGACAAAAAGCCGGCCAAATGGGTGATGGATCAACCGCATTGGATTCCAAAATTGGATCAGTTGTTGGAACCGCGCCGAAAGTTTTTAATATAAACATAAATAAATTAGTGGAACAATTAAAAGTTGAAACAACCACATTAAAGGAATCCGCAATCGAGGTTGAACAACAATTAACAAAAGTATTAATTAACGCGTTAAACAACGCACAAACCGCAATTGATTAATGGCATTTGAATACGAACAAGATTTGATAAAAGGTGCAACACCGCGATTTCCAAAAGTGAATGAACAATCCGTTCGTTTATTGGTTCAATCGGGTGTTAAATATGGTCGCGGGGCCGGAATTCAGGCCATTAAACCAAAATTATTTTTTATTGATCCAAATGAACCGGATCAACCGGATGCATTTTCGTATTTGGGAACGGAAATTTTTTCAAATCTTATCATAAACGGCGGATCATATTTTGATGAAAATGATGTTGAAATCACATATCCGGCATTTGGTTGTGATACCGTTTTGTTCAATGTAGCACAAACAAAAAATATAGTGAAAACCGCAATTCAAGGCCGGAACGGAACCATTAAAGAATACATTTCTGATGGCGATTTTGAAATCGAGGTTCGCGGCGTGATTGTTTCAAAAAATCCATTGCATTATCCGGATGATGAAGTTGCATCATTAGTGGAGGTTTTAAAAGTTCCAACGGAATTAAGAATCACATCATCATTTTTAAACAATTTGGGCATCGATGATGTGGTAATTGAAAATTATTCATTCCAACAAAATGAGGGGTTTTACAATTCACAATTATTCACTATAAAGATGGTTTCAGAAACGCCAATTGAATTAAGGATTTAATATATTTAAGCATGATTAAGGGAACCGATACCACAATAAAAATTGTTATAAAAGATCAGGCCGGAACACCGATTGATTTGTCAGGTTTGGCCGGTTTGGTTGTTGTTGTTTATCAAAAAGGGTACACCATTGATCAGTTTTCATTAAATCCACAAATCGGATTTCGATTTATAAACATAACAGATGGCCCAAATGGCGAATTTGAAATATATGTGAATGCGTCACAAACAAAAAATGCGTTTGTTGGTAAGGATGTTTTTTATGAGGTTAAAACAATTGCGGTTGATTTAAATTTTGATGGTGGCGATATTACAAAATCGAGTGGCGAAATTAAATTGTGCGAATTAAAAGAATCAAATTTAAAATATGTTGATTTAATATGATTTGTGTTATTCAAACAACGGCAACCATTGTTTCATCGTTGGAATCAACGGCAACAATTATAAATTCCGGAATTTCAGATTCTATTTGCCCAATAATTATAAATATAGATGGCGGAAATGCAAACACAATTTCATATCCGCCGGTTAATGGCTTATTATTAGGTGGTACGGCATGAGTGTGATCATTAAAATACAAGTTAGGCGCGACACATTCGCAAATTGGCAAACTAAAAATCCAATTTTGGCGGAGGGTGAACCGGCATTGGAGGTTGACACCGGCAAATTAAAATTTGGTGATGGTGTTTCGAATTATAATTCATTATCATATTTTCAAGGTGATAAACATTTTTTATTTGTTCAGGGTGTAGCATCGGCAACGTGGAACATAAGCCATAACATGGGTAAACATCCATCGGTTGTTGTTGTGGATTCCGCCGGATCATTTGTTTATGGTGCGGAAACGCACATCGATAATAATAATTTGAAAATTGAATTTTCCGCCCCATTTTCGGGCAAAGCATATTTAAACTAACATGGCAACGAAAAAATTTTTACATAATATAGATTTAAACAAAAATGAATTACAAAATGCAGTAATTCAAAATTTAGCAACCGATCCATTAACGCCAAATCAGGGCCAATTTTGGTATAATACAACCGATGATCGCATTAAATATTATGATGGATCGGTGGTAATTACCGTTGCAAATATTAATGATATTGCCGGATTATTAGATTTTAAAGGTGGTTATAATGCAAATACAAACACGCCGAATTTGGATTCATCACCAACGGCCGGAACCATTAAAAAAGGTGATTATTATGTTGTAACGGCGGCCGGTAATTTTTATTCGGAACCATTGGAAATTGGTGATTCATTATTTGCAAACGTGGATGATCCGGCATCATTTAGTGATTGGACGTTGGTTCAATACAATTTAACGGATGCAACCGAAACGCGCAAAGGTGTTGCCGAAATAGCAACGCAAGCCGAAACGGATGCCGGAACGGATGATTCTCGTTTTGTAACGCCGGCAAAATTAAAGAATGCATCATTTTTGCAAGGATTAACAAATTTAGTTAATAAATATTCAACCACAACCACAATCGGAACAATAGCCGGTGCGCAAACGATCACGCATAGTTTAGGAACGCGCGATGTTGTTGTGAATGTTTATGATGCTGCAACCTATGAACATTATGGTGTTGAAATTGTGAATACAACCATTAATACCGTAACGATTGCGGCAAATGGTGCAAATGTTAGTGTTAACGTTGTTGTGGTTGGGTAATGGCAGAAAAAAAACAAATAGTTGATTTAAATATTAGTGGAAACCAAATCACCAATTTGGGGGCAACATCACAAAACGATCATGCCGCCCGAAAAGATTATGTTGATGGCAAATTTCAGTTAATAGAATCAACAATTGTTTTTGCATTTGGAAATGAAATGAATATTTCATCCGTTACCGAAACAAACGTTTTATTTTCAAACACTATTTTGGGGGTTACAATTGCACCAATTGATGATGATGGAACATCATTTGCAAGTTTTGATGATTGGGTGAATAATGGCGTAAATGCCAATTTTATTTCAGTTACCGGAAATAACATGTTGTTGGGTGCAATTGCAAATAACAACGCATCGGGTAATTATAAGGCAAATTTAAAAGTATATATATTAAAATATTAAAAAATGGCAACAAAAATTCAAAGTGGAAATAACACGCCGGATTTGGCAAATGTTTATTCTGATTATGCAATAAAATCATCATTAGAACGTGATGCATCATTAAATCCCAATTCAGTAAGTGCGGTTAAAATATTTTCTGAAATTGATGATGGAAAAAATTTAAATCCGGCCGGTGATGTTTGGTTGCAATCACCCGAAATCGATAGTGATTTTAGAACACGCGTATCAAATGAAACAATATTAGACGTTGAAACATTTAATTATACCGCTCAAAATACTGGTAAACACAACACCGCCACATCAACATTCACATTGGCATGGTCGGCAGTTGGTTTAAACACAAATTCAAGCTCATCTATTGCGGTTGGTGGTTCAACATTATCTACCTATCAAGAATTTCCTTTAATGGGTACAAGTAATCTTTATTGCGAATTTACAGGTGGTTTAAACACCGCAATGTTTGCCAATAGTGTTGTTGATATAGGTTTATTTC